CGCAAAGTTATTCGTCATATAACATTTGAAGCCTTGAATTTGTCCTGCTGTGACTCTGCCATTTCTTAATTCAGATTTAGCATCGCCAGTAACAGACGCATCCATTAGTTTCGCTGAAGCTTGAGCAAGCTGCTCATACCATTCAGGCGAACCTAGGAACCATCTATTTTCAGTAGGAACGTCAGCACCATGTAATCTCTTAGCACAGTTAGCCATAATATTCAAAGGGTCAGTTTCAGAAGCACCGAATCCGGTATCTGTTCCTGAGCCGTCTGAACCTACAGTTGTACCTGCATTAGAGACCATAGCAGCGATGACGTTTGCATCGTAAGAGTCTTTTAGAGCATAAGCCCCAGAAGACGTAGCCAAAGATTCCCAGTTTACGTGAGATTGTCTTTCTTCAATATCGTCAACTTTAAAAGCGAAAGCATTTGCTTGGTCTACTACTAATTGAAGTTGGTCATCTGCTAAATTTTGAATAGCAATATGTCCGCCTCTAGTATAAGAATTTACGCTTATGCTTGGCTCTTTGATAATGTTAACAGTATCTCCGAAGTTTTCAATCTCTCCCGCATAGTCGGTGTTGGTTATATCTTCAACAACCGAAGCAGTACGGAAAAACTTTTGAACCTTTTGACTGTATATTACCGGTAACCAATTACCCGATGGTAAGTTGGTATAACCGGCTCCTTTAGCAACAGCCATAGTTTCCTCCAGTTAAATTTATGCCTGTTCTATGCGTCCCTCTCGCCTCGCTTGGTCAATTTCCTTTTCATATTGAGCAAATTGTTGAGGTTTGAGTTTTGCAATCTCAGACACAGACCAAATCTTCTTGCCATCATCCGTTGCAATAGAACCACGTTTGGTTTTAGTTACAGCTTCAGCCGCATTGGGACTGGTCTTTTGTTTTGTTTGTAGATTGTGGTCGGCTTTGTACAAGTCAATTATTCTCGCTGCCCATTTTGCATTGGTATTGTTTTTATAAATACCGTCTGAAATACTTTCCGGTTGTTCATTAAGCCATTTAGTAAAATCTTCACTTTCTTTTAATTCCGAAAAATCGGGATGTAAAGTTGAAAGTTCCGTTAAAGCATTATGCTTTGTTAATTCTACTTCCTGTTCCCTTAACTCACCTAAACGACTTTCGATATCTCCTACTCGTCTGTCAGCTTGTAGATGGGAAATTGACTCTACAACATCATAAATGTCCGGATATTGCTCTTTAAACTGTTCCAATTCTTCAGCACTTTTCGGTGTTGCGTACTTTGGTTTCGTTGTAAGAGTTTTCTCCTTCTCTTTCCACTCATTTACTTTACGGTCATAATGGGTTTTTAAGTCATCATACCGCTTTTTAAAATCGTGTTCTTGTTGTGTCGTCTGCTTTTCTGAACTCAAAAAGCTAGTTGTTTCTTGAGGAGTAGCTTTTTCAGTGTCCTCTTTTGCAACTGTTTCAGTTTCATCGGGCTTATCTAAATCTTTTTTATAAGCTCCTTGATATGGGGTAGGCTCAAACTCTTGTTCTTGTTTAGCTTCATCTACCATTTTTCCTCCATGTAGGGCCTTATTAAATAAGGGTAGCTACGGTTGTGTTTTTTGGGGCTGTGCCTAATGCACAGGTCGCCTATTCTATCATTTTATAGATTATTATCTACAGCATCTGATAGAAAACTTTTATAGAAGTCATCGTTCCTTCTATCTAAACCTTTTACTGTATATTCTTTACTCATTGTTGGATAATCACCATTTGCAGCAGCTATCATGAAATCATCAAATTCAGCTAATCCACTTTGGTCTTCTCCAAATAATTTATTTTCTTTTCCTCCTATATTAAATGCCAATGCAGTTAACATATCTCTAACATTTGGAGATACAGAGTCAAAGTTTCTTGTTTTTAAATTTATATTATTATATTTATCCTGTGATTTTGATTTGACAAAATTATTATAAACTTTTCTTGCATCACCTTTATGATTACGAATATCATCTACTAATAATTGTGAAGCCATAGCTTCTGGAAATATTCCTCCATTTTCATTAATAATTTTTTCAAATATCTTTTTTTCTTCGGCCGATTGTATTCTATGTCCATATCCAATATGCTCTTCGCCATCAACTATATGAATACCCTGTTCTTTATAGCCATCATTTTCATTTCTTTTTAAAAAATTTAATAATGTATCATCTTGAATATATTTTTTCTTACCATACGGTGCACTTAATTTTCTGTTATATATATTAGAAGGAGTATATCTATAAACTAAACCACTGTCAGAAAGTTCAGTTGTATATTCTAAATCTTTCCCTGCAATCGCATGGGCATTTGACATTACCATATTCATTTGGGATGCCTTATGAACTTGTTTTAAAAATCTTGGATTTTTTAATTTAGATAATAATTCTCTATTTGATTCAGGCGATGCTCCGGATAATGCATTTTTTAAATCGTTCATTGCCGCATTTGTGTAAGCTGTCTTGTGTAAATTTTTATATGAACTTGGTAATAAAGATTTAAATTTCTTTTTTATTGTATCCCAATTTTTATCTTCAAAAAAATTCCATCCTTCTCTGTAAAAAACATTTTTATTTTGCTTCTTTTCTTTTCCAACTAATTCTTCTGTTGGATAAATCTTTTTATTTAATAAATTATCACTGCCTAATTCAATTTCCTCACCTAAATCAGGTTTTATTTCTTTAGTCTCACTTAAATTAGTTTGCATTTCATCTAGTACTTTATCATCCTGTGGTTTTTGCATAAAACCTTCCTGAACAGTTTCACCTTCTGCATGTTTAGAAGGAGCATTTAATTTTTTCAATGTTGTATAGCCACCATCTATATATTTAATTATTTCATTGGGAATTTGCATTTCTCCATTATGTACAAGAATATCCACTTTATCTCCTGCTTTATATCCTTTAGTCTTTACTCCTGCATCTTTAGCCTTTAACATTGCCTGTTCCACTAAGCTTCTAACTCTTGTGCCACTTTGTTGCATTGCAGGGTATCCCATGATAAAATCACCTGTTTCCGCCTGTAAATTTACATCATCGGCTCTCATTGACGCAGGTGCTGCATTTGGGTCTTGAATCATTTGTGGTGGTCGTACAGAACCTCCGGCTTGATAGCCAATAATACCACCTTCTTTTAGTGCTACTCCCTCATATGATGTTCCAGTTTTATAAGGGCCGTATGGTAAAGGCAATCCAAATAATTTTTCAAAACCCCCTCTATCTTTCCACCATGCCAGTCCAATATAGGGGTCAGCTAAATCAATGGTTGTTTGTGTATTTGTATCAGTTTCTGAGTCTTCTTCTTCCTCATCTTCAACAATTCTACCACCGTATCTACTAACCTGTTCCGTATCATTCTTATCATCCTCTATTAACTGTAGACGTGTTTGAAAATGCTTAAATTCACCTTCATTCATTTGCTGATTGAATATGGCATTATCACCATCCATTGACATTGTTTTCAATATAGCCGGCATTTCCATGCCTACAGCATTTTGTAATTGCTGTTCCAAAGTCATTTTTTGTGCAAATTCAGTAGGATTTGGTGAACCTGCATCCAAACTATCATCAAAATTAGCACTTACAGTTTTGTATTGTGACAATAAATCCTTAATATCCTGTGTTATAATATTTGATTGCAGTAATTCCTGTTCTCTTTTATTGATTTCATCCCGTTTAGAAGTTGTTGCACCGCTTAAAAGATTAATAGGAAGACCTAATGAACTAATAATAAAGCCCCCCAGTATATCTCCTAAACTGGATGAGCCTACACGTAAATTGCTGCTTGCTTTTGATAAGGCTTTATTTCTGTTAGACGCTGCACTACCGGGTTCTAAATGCTGTGAATGTTCTCTTATTGTTAAATTTTGAACATATGTATCTTTATCAGTTAAAGTACCCCAGTTTCCTTCCCAACTGCTTCTTAAACCGCCACCCCATGTATTGTAATCTTTTCCACCTTTAATTCCTTTTATTTCTTCATTAACTTCTAAACCTTTTAAACGTCCATTATTCCATCTTGGACTATTATCTGCATAGCCCATTTTTGTCCATTTACCATCAAGATAGTTAAGAGCATCCATTTTTGACCATGCAGGATTTGCATTTAAAATTTTATTGACCTTTTGAGATACATTTTGAATCTTATTATTAGCATAATTAATAGTTGTATAACTCTTAAAGTTTGCATCTGTTTCATCATTAACAGATATAAAATCTATTACTTTTTGCTGATTATTTTTTTCGTCACTATTACTTGAATTGTCATTACTGGAATTATTTTTTACTACAGTTTTATTTCCTGAAGAATTATTAGATTGTGTGTCGCTACTAGAATTATTTACTGTTTCAGGTAAAGTATTCAAATAATCCAATCCAGATACATCATTATATTGATTGCCCTGTTTACTTTGCATTCCTGATTTAGAAGCACTAGAACTTTCTGGAGAACTTGCTGAAGAACTTCCTGAATCATTATTCAAAAAACCCCAGTCAGATTCAACGTCATACGTCATTATTCTTTATCTCCTACATCCGATGCGTGCTTACACGATTCCTTCAGGTTCTTGAGGTGAACCAGTGAAGCCAGTTTCCCCTGATTGTGGAACATTTCCGACTCCGATTTGGCCGTTCCCAAGACCTGATACGTTTGGTTGATTTGCTCCTGCAGGTAATCCTCCAGTGCCTTCCATGCCTGTTTGTTGCTCACCAGTAGGTTGAGCTTCTGGGCCTGTGCCTTGAACATTTGCTAATCCTCTTAACATATCTGCAAAGATTGCCGCTTCATTCATATCATTAACTAAACTTTCCGGGTCAATATCTTGTGCTATTGCCAATTCCCTCATCAAGTTTGGAATTTTTATAAACGGAGCCAACATTGGGTTACTTACTGTTTGCAGTAAAGTCGTTAATCTTTGCGTTCTAACTTCTTTCTGCATTACTGCTGAAGTTCCTTTAGGTTTAATTTCCAAGTCACCAATTATATTTAGTGATGTACCAAATTGCATGTTCCATTGGAAAAATGCTTCTCCTAAAGGTTTTAACAGATAATCATCTATATTTTTGATTACAGTTTTTATGGATAATCCTGCCGAAGACATTATCATAGATAACCCTGCGGCTGTTCTTCCAGTACCTGTAACTCCCGTTTGACCATGTACAACAGAAGGTATTCCTGTTTCCTCATCAGC